CGCGCTACCCAACGATACGATTGACCTGTTGGACCAAGTTACCCGTACGCAGGCAGGGGCTGGTACAACACAGGAAGACATCAACATCAACCGGATCAGCGAGTCCACCTACGCTACGATCCCTAATAAGTACGCTCAAGGCCGACCCATTCAGGTGTGGATCAACCGCCAAGGCGCTACGACAAACACAAGCAGCACCACGTCAGTTGCAACGACTGCGGAAGCTGTTGACACAACAATTTATTTGGCGGACGTCACTCAGTTGCCGGCCGCTGGGTTCGTGACCATTGGCACCGAGCTAATCAGCTACAGCAACCTGACTCAGACTGGCGCAACTGCTGGGTACATCAGCTACTGCGGCCGAGCTCAACAAAACACCGTTGCCGTGCAACACACCGCTGGGGCACAGGTGTATGTCAGCCGACCCCCATCAATCAACATCTGGCCAATCCCCAACCAAGGGTCCTTGGGCAATCCCTATTACATGTTTGTGTACTGGCGCATGCGTCGTATCCAAGACACTGGCACCGGTGCCCGCACGCAAGACATTCCCTTCCGGATGATTGAATGTATGGTGGCTGGCTTAGCCCACAGACTGTCCATGAAGCTACCCAACATGGACCCGAATCGTATTGCTGCACTCAAGATGGAGTACGAGCAACAGTGGCAGTTGGCCGCCGATGAAGATCGGGATAAGTCCAGCGACCGCTATGTCCCACGTGTTTTGAATTACAGCTAATCATGGCCGGTCCTAAGTTTGCTTCAGGTAAGTATGCGATTGCTGAGTGCGACCGATGCGCTCAGCGGTACATGCTCAAGCAACTGAAAAAGCTGACAATCAAAACAAAGCAGGTAAACATCAAGGTCTGTCCCGAGTGTTGGGAAGAAGATCAGCCACAGTTGCAGTTGGGTATGTACCCCGTGTACGACCCACAAGCGGTGCGTGAGCCCCGCCCAGATGTTAGCTATCAGTTGTCAGGCGTTAATGGTTTGCAAATCAATCCATACGGCGGGACAGCACCAGATGCCAGTGGAACACCAGAAGCTGGTAGCAGGATTTTTCAATGGGGTTGGAACCCAGTTGGCGGCTCCCGTCTAAATGACGCTGGAATCACCCCAAACAACTTGGTTTTAACTGTAAATTTAGGTACAGTAACGGTAGCCACAACGTAAGGAGTTGGACATGGACAAAAAAGATTTAGCACAAGACAAAAAGATGGTGAAGAAAGCCATCGGCATGCACGATAAACAGATGCACGGCGGCAAGAAAACCAAGCTGGTCGGCTTGAAAAAAGGCGGACCTACCGGCATGGACATGCGTCGTGTTGGCCGCAACATGGCACGTGCCATGAACCAACGCGGAGGCTAATATGGCGACTAACGTTAAACCAACCAAGGCTGGTAAGTACCCCCTTGGCCATGCAAAAGACAACAAACCTGCTGACGTATACGCCGGTCGATACAAAGAAGCCGCGCCTGAGTTAGCCGCTCGCGCTAATCGTAGCAAGGCCGACACCGTGGATATGTCTGTTGGTGTTATTTCTAAGTCTGCTGGTAACGAAGGCATCAAGACTAACGGCATCAAAATCCGTGGTACTGGTGCAGCTACCAAGGGTGTGATGGCCCGAGGACCAATGGCATGACATACGACGAGCTTGTAGCGGCGATTCAGTCGTATACGGAAAACACATTTCCGGATACATATCTTGCCGATGGGAGTGCTGTGTCTTCAACGACACAGATTGACACTTTCATCCAGCAGGCTGAGCAACGCATCTACAACTCGGTGCAATTCCCATCTATTCGCAAGAACGTGATGGGTGTTACCACGGTGAACAACAAATATTTGTCGTGCCCCGGTGATTTCTTGTCTGTGTATTCGATAGCTGTTGTTGATGCAGACGGCAACTATGAATATCTTCTAAACAAAGACGTCAACTTCATTCGTCAGTCGTACCCAAACCCAAACGATACCGCGATCCCGAAGTATTACGCACTGTTTGGCCCAACAACATCTGGAACAACCATCACTGATGAGTTGACGTTTATTCTTGGTCCAACACCTGACGCAGCATACGATGTTGAGCTGCACTATTACTACTACCCCGAGTCAATCACTGTGGCCGCTGATGGCCGCACATGGTTGGGTGACAACTTTGACTCTGTGCTGTTGTATGGTTCGTTGGTTGAGGCGTACACGTTCATGAAGGGTGAAGCCGACATGGTGCAGTTGTACAACAACAAATACATGGAAGCTCTTGGTCTGGCTAAACGTCTGGGCGATGGTCTTGAACGTAGTGACGCGTACAGGAGCGGTCAGTTCCGTACTCCACCACTTCCACAGAATAACGGGGTGGTCTAATGGCCTTTACCGGCAACTATTCATGCAACACGTTACGGTCTGGTCTTGCTAACGGCACGATCAACTTTGCCACTGATACGTTCTATTTGGCGTTGTACACCAATCTTGCAACGTTGAATGCGCAAACTTCCGCGTACACCACAAACGGCGAAGCGTCTGGCGGTAACTATTCCGCTGGCGGTCAGGTTGTGACTGCAACCATATCCACCGATGCAACCTCGTTTGGCAGCACAACATACATTACTTTTTCCTCACCATCTTGGACTGGGGCGATTACAGCTCGTGGTGCCCTGATATATACCCCCGGGGATAATGGCGCTGTATGCGTGCTGGACTTCGGTTCAAACAAAACATCCACATCAACCTTCACTGTGCAGATGCCGGCAAACACAAGCACATCAGCACTGATTCGACTCGTATAAGGAGCCAATATGTTCAACGACAAAGCCCAATCTGCTGATGGAGCATCCGCTACTTTTGTAGCCAACACAGGGTTACAACAAGCCACCCGTGGCGGCGGTGTTTTCCATTTCCAATGTGTTGACAAAGACGGCAACGTTAAGTGGGAAGAGACCACCCATAACCTTGTGGTGAACGAAGGTTTGCAAGATATGAACGCCAAGTATTTCACCGGTGCTTCATACACCGCTGTGTTTTACTTGGGCTTGATTACTGGTCCGGGTTCAGGTACATCGTATTCTGGCACCGACACTTTGGCTTCCCACGCCGGTTGGACTGAGTTCACCAACTATTCTGGTTCGCGCAAAGCTGTGACTTTTAGCGCGGCTAGTTCAGCTGACCCGTCCGTGATTACCACTTCGTCTGCCGTGTCCTTCACAATCAGCAGCTCTGGTGGTACCGTAGCTGGCGCGTTCTTGTGCACTGTGTCAAGCGGCACATCTGGGGTGTTGTTCTCTGAATCTGACTTCCAATCGCCGGGCGACCGTGTGGTTGTGTCTGGCGATACATTGAACGTGTCATACACCTTCAGTCTCGACGCAGCTTAATACACAGGGAGACCCCCTGTGCTTGGGTTCACCCCACTTGCAACAGTACCGTTGGCTGTGTCCAACGCGGGGGCAACTTACCTTGGTGAAATTGAAGAGTCCGCAGTAGCTAGTCAAACCGTGACGGCGGTAGCGAACTTTGGCTCAAGCGTTGCTGAAACTTCTACCGGCTCAGATAGTGTTGCAGTAGCAGCGTCTAATTTTGTTGCTGCGGTCAGCGAGTCCGCCGCTGTATCAGAGACGGTAGCGGCGCTTATTGTGTATGTTTGCGCGGTTTCTGAAGCCACGACAGGATCGGACACATTCTCTGCGCTGGTTGATTTTGCGGCGGCAATCAACGAATCAAGCACTACGTCAGAGCAAGTCGCGGCTGTAGCCACATTCATTGGGGTTATCTCAGAGTCGTCCACTGCGGCGGATGCTGTTATTGGTGGTCTTACATATTCGGCTTCTGTGGCAGTGGCAGCTGCCGGGTTGGATACACCATCAGCGCTAACCGTTTTCATGGCAGCAGTTATTGATACTGTTTCTGGGCTGGATACCCCCAGCGCTGCCGTTATATTTCCTGTAGCGGTAGAAATTGAATCCGCATCTGGTCTTGACAGCACAAGTGTTGCGCCTTCAACGTTCAATGCTTCTGTAGCGGATACAGCCAGCGTGGTCGATCAATTCTTGGCAGCGGCAGCGTTTCTTGCTACCATTACAGACAGCGCTGTCGGCGTTGACACAATCGTTGCGCGCTTCCTTTGGGAGCTAATTGACGACTCACAAAACGCAGATTGGGCGACTATTGGCGATGCACAAACCCCAAGCTGGGCAACACTGAACACCGCGCAAACCCCAAGCTGGGCGACAATCAACGATGCGCAGGCCCCCGGATGGGGAGTTGTTGACGACGCGCAGGGCGGCACGTGGGATGTCATTGGGACAGACAACGCTTAAAGGTATGGCATGGCAATCGTTCTAAAAGACAGAGTTAAAGAAACCACGAACACAGCTGGCACATCTGATTTTGTGTTGGCTGGTTCAGCCTCGGGGTACCAAACGTTCTCCGTTATCGGGGCAAACAATTTCACCTATTACTGTTGCTTTGATAACGCTACGGGTGACTGGGAAGTAGGTTACGGCCAGTACACCACCACGGCGGGTGGCACTTTGGTGCGCAATCCTGT